GCTTTGGAATCTTACAAGCAATATATCAGCCAATCTGCTGCAAGTCAGCAAGACCAAGCTAAAAAGTCGGAGTACTTTATTAATAAGACAAACGAATTATTCTCTGATGAATTCAAAGGTTTTGATTTCAAAGTTGGAGATAGAGAAGTAGCTTACAAGCCAAACACTCCAGAGCAGCTGAAAGCTCAACAAACAGACATTTCCAAATTCTTCAATAATTTTGTTGATGAAAATGGATACATTAAGGATGCTAAACAGTATCATAAAACAGTTGCTGCGGCAATGAACCCCGATGCGATGGCTAAGTTCTTTTATGACTTAGGTAAAGCAGATGCTATTGATGACAGCGTTCGTCAAAGCAAGAACATAGATATGAGTGTGAGAAATTCTCCACAGAATATTGAGAAAGGCGGGTTTAAAGTTACAGCGTTGGATAATGATCATGGCAGCGGACTTAAAGTTAAATCATTTAAAAACTAAAAACTAAAAAAAACAAATGGCTGGATCAGTTCAAAGTACCCCTGGTTTTCAATTAGAACCATCAGCGGTAAAGGCAACATTGCCTACAAATTACATTACCAACTTCGATTTCTTAAACCAGTATCTTCCTGATACTTACGAGGCGGAATTCGAGCGTTATGGTAATCGCTCTATTGCATCTTTCTTACGTATGGTAGGTGCAGAATTACCTTCTAACTCTGACTTAATTAAGTGGGCAGAGCAAGGTCGTTTACACACTAAGTATGTAAACTGTACTTCAGCTGCTGCTGTAGGTGCTGACACTGCTGTGTGGACTGTTGAAGATGTTGATGTAACAGTTAACTTCCGTGTTAACCAAACAGTTTTCTTATCAGCTAACGCTGGGTCTGCTTCAGACCGTGCTGTTATCACTGCAGTTGATACTGTAGCTAACACATTTACTGTTGCTTACTATGCTGCATCTGGACAAGCAATTGCTGTAGATACTGCTACAACTGCATTCGTTTACGGTTCTGAATTCACTAAGGGTTCATTAGGAATGGAAGGTTCACTTGAGTCTCAAGATATTTTCTTAGAGAACAAGCCAATCATCATCAAAGACAAGTATGCTGTATCAGGTTCTGACATGGCTCAAATCGGATGGGTTGAAGTAACTTCTGAGAATGGTGCTACTGGTTACTTATGGTACATCAAGTCTGAGCACGAGACTCGTTTACGTTTCGAAGATTACTTAGAGATGTCAATGGTTGAAGGTGTTCCTGCAGAGTCAGGTTCAGCTGCTGCTACTTACTTGACAGTTGCTGCTTCTAACGTACAACCTGGTGCTGCTGGTACTCAAGGTTTATTTGATGCTGTTGCTACTCGTGGTAACGTATGGGCAGGTGGTAACCCAACTACTTTGTCAGACTTTGATTCAATCATCCAACGTCTTGACAAGCAAGGAGCTATCCAAGAAAACGTATTGTTCGTTAATCGTAAGTTCTCTTTCGATATCAATGATATGTTAGCTGCTCAAAACTCTTACGGAGCAGGTGGTACTTCTTATGGTCTATTCGACAATAACGAGACTATGGCGTTAAACTTAGGTTTCACAGGATTTAAGCGTGGATATGATTTCTACAAGACTGACTGGAAATACTTAAATGATGCTACTACTCGTGGTGGAATCGTAGGTGGAGCAATCAATGGTATCTTGGTACCTGCAGGTTCTACTAACGTATACGATCAAATCTTAGGAAAGAATGCAAAGCGTCCGTTCTTACACGTTCGTTACCGTGCTTCTGAAACTGAAGATCGTCGTTACAAAACTTGGATCACTGGTTCTGCTGGTGGTGCTCAAACAAGTTCATTAGATGCAATGGAGGTTAACTTCTTATCTGAGCGTGCTTTATGTACACTTGGTGCGAATAACTTCTTCTTGTTCGAGAACTAGTAAAGTTAGGGGGAGGCTTTATGTCTCCCCTTTTTTTAAAATTTAAAATCAAATAAAATGTCAAATCCAAAAGAATTCAAGGACAAGGTCTATGTCCTTAAAAGAAAAACATTCCCTATCTCATTTATGATTTCAGGTAGAAATACCAATCGCAAGCCTTTACTTCATTTTGATGAGACTAAAGGTATTAATCGTGCATTACGTTATGCGGTTAACCAAAAGTCTCCGTTTGAAGATGAGCAAGATGGAAACTTTATTTTAGAACCAATCATCTTTGAAGATGGTTTATTATCGGTTCCAAGAAACAATCAAGTATTGCAGTTATTCTTACAATATCACCCAGAGAACAATGTATTGTTCGAAGAGGTTGATACTCAGAGAGATGCAACTAATCAGATTGATGTATTAAATGCTCAATTAGATGCTCAGATTGCTGCACGTGAATTAGATATCAATACAGCAGATGCATTAGGTCGTGTACTATTAGGTAGTCGTGTGGATAGATTAACTAGCGAAGAACTTAAGCGTGACTTAATTCTTTATGCTCGTAATCATCCTATTGGTTTCTTGAACATGTTAAATGATCCAGAGTTAAAGTTAAATGATATTGCTGCTAAGTCATTGCAAGATGGTACGTTTGTGTTGAAAAACAAGAAGCGTGATATCTTCTTTAACTTACCTGACAATAAGAATAAACTAATGGGTATACCATTTGGGGATGACCCGGTAAGGCTATTAGCGTCGTTCCTACAAAGCAACGATGGTCTCGATATTTATGAGACGCTAGTTAAGAAATACCGTTAATTAAGAGGGCACATCTAGTGCCCTTTTTTTATTATCTTTGTCATTATGATAAATTCCGTAAGAAATACTGTCCTAAATATTATCAATAAGGATAATAATGGGTTTATTACACCAGAAGAATTCAACAGCTTTGCAAAGCAAGCACAGTTAGAATTGTTCCAACAATACTTCTATGACTTTCAGAAAGCTAAGATTAGCGACATGAAGGGTATGGAGACTAGTGGATACTCAGATATCACAAAACAAATAGACCAAACTATTGATTTCTTTTCTAGCAATGAAGATTTGGTTTATAATGTTATTTCGGGTCAATTTGATTTACCGGTAAATTTCTTTTTATTAAATGTATTATACTATAATGGTAAAGAGGTTACTCACGTTAATCAAGAGAAATTATATTATTTGCTTAATTCTAATTTAACAGCACCTACTTTAACCTATCCTACGTATGTAATGCAAGGAAGTCAAGTAGCTGTTTATCCAGATACTATTATAGATAATATTAATATTTATTACGTCAGATATCCGCAAGACCCTAAATGGACTTATACGTTGTTTGACGGAAGTCCTTTGTTTAACCAGTCAGCTAATGACTACCAAGATTTTGAATTAGCAATATCAGACTTCCCTAAATTGGTTATTAAGATTTGCCAATATGCAGGAGTAAGTATTAGAGAGGCTGAGGTAGTTCAAGCGGCAAGAGCAGAAGAAGCGTACACTGATCAAAAACAATAATAATGAATCAGGAAAAATATTACACTAATGATGGGTTAACACCCACGGATGCCAATTGGGGCACGTATCAAAATGTAACATTAGGCGATGTTGTTAACAACTTCATCTTAATGTATACGGACGATGGTGAACTATTGAATAATATCAATAGGTATAAAATCTTGTTTCATGCTAAAAGAGCTGTGCAAGAATTAAACTACGATGGAAATCGTCAGACTAATGCATTACAGCTAGAAGTTGGTCATGATTTAAAATTCGTGTTACCTTCTGATTACGTGAACTATGTTCGTGTATCTTTATTTCATGGGGGCATCTTGTACCCTATGTCGGAGAACCCTCAAGCAAATACAGCTATCGAATTCTTGCAAGATGACCAGTATCAAATTTTATTTGATAATGATGGAAATGCTATACAAGGAACATCTAAACTAGACTTATCTCGCATTGATGGTATAAACTACCAATTGTGCCCATACAACAATCAGTATGGATGGTGTGTAGATGGGTTGTGGTACTTCTCACAGGGCTACGGAGCTGTGTACGGGCTTAATACAGAGACAGCTAATGTGAACCCTACCTTTAGAGTAGATAAGGTCGCAGGTGTCATTAATTTTAGTTCAGGCATGTTTAATCGGTCAGTAGTATTAGAATATATTTCCGATGGTATGTATCCAGGTGACGACGCTCAGATTACTATTGCGAAGTTAGCAGAGGAATATATCTACTCATATATCAAGTGGGCTATTTTAAATAATAAGGCAAATCAACCTGAGTATGTTATTAATAGAGCTCGTAAAGAAAAGGTTTCCAATTGGAGAAACGCAAAGATTAGATTAAGTAATTTACACCCAGGTCGCTTGTTAATGAACATGAGAGGCCAATCTAAGTGGATTAAGTAAATGGTAGAACTTCAAAGAAATTTCCTTTCAGGGGTCATGAATAAAGACCTTGACCCTCATTTTTTACCTGACGGTACATATCGTGAGGCATATAATATTATTGTGGGGGATTCTGATGGGGCGTTTGTACCAGAAGATGGTTCACGTAATGGAGTAGCTCAAAACTACTTAGGTAATATTTTAAAGGGAGATGATTTAGAGTTAGTCAATGCAATGTGTATTGGATCACTTGCGTACGAAACAAATAATTCAATTTATTGGTTAGTAGCATCTGATACGTTGGATGCTATTTATGAATATAATGAAACAACGGATGCGTTAACTCCAGTACTTAGAGCTACCAAGTTAACACCCACTACGCCTTCATTGCTTGGCTTTGACAAGGCGTTCTTTGTTACAGGTATAAATTATATCAATGGACTTCTCTTGTGGACTGACAACTTAAATCCTCCACGTAGGATCAATATTGATCGTTCAAAGAATTATGCAGTAGATGGATTTACTGAGGCTGACATCAATGTTATCTTAGCTCCTCCATTATCTGCACCAACAATTAACTTATATTCAGAAGGAGAAGCTAATAACTTAGAAAATAAATTTCTTTATTTCTCATACAGATATAAGTATTTAGATAACGAGTATAGTGCTTTGTCTCCATTTTCTCCTGTAGCTTTCTTTCCAAAAGAATTTGCTTATGATTACGGGGTATCTGAGAATATATCAATGGTTAATAATTTTAACACGGCAGATATAACATTTAACTCTGGATCAAATAATGTAAAAGAAATTCAATTAATATTTAGGGATACTCAAAGTATTAATACATATATAATTGACAATTTAGTTAAAAGCCTAATCGATTATTCAGATAATACAGATTACTCTTATCAGTTTAAGAATAATAAAGTATTTACAATATTACCTCAAGACCAAGTAAATAGGCTTTTTGATAATGTGCCAATAAAGGCTAAGTCTCAAGAATTAATTGGCAGTAGATTGGTATACGGAAATTATACACAATTTTTTAATTTATTAAAAGAAAACAAAGAGCCTATTAATCCAGCATTCACATTATCATTACAATCGGATTTAATAGTTAGTGGAACGCCTACGCCTACATTTAAAAGTAATAGGGATTATGAAATTGGTATTTCTTATTTAGATGATTATGGAAGAACAACAACTGTAATTACTCCAACTGAAAATACTAATACTATTTACATACCTGCTGCTAATGCCATTGATGCTAATAACATCCGTGTTACAATTGATGGTACATATCAGCCACCGGCTTTTGCTACGCATTATCGTTTTATGATTAAGCAGGATAAACAGAATTATTACAATGTATTCCCTTTATTATATTTTCAAGATGGAGAATTCAAGTGGTTTTTAATTAATCAAGCCGATGTTAATAAAGTTTCCGTTGGCACATATTTATATTTAAAATCAGCTACATTAAATACTAATGTTCAATATAAGATATTGGATATTGTAAGTCAAGGAGTAGATTTTTTAAATACGCCTAATATAACACAGCCAGCGGGTGTTTATTTTAGAGTAAAAATTGATACATCAGTACTTCCTCCAATAACATATTATACAGATGCAAATGGTAGTGCTTTAGATACATTATATCAACCAGTAATCAACAGATTCACTGTTGCAGAAAATGCTATTTTTTATGGGTTAGGGTTAAACGATATGATTACGAGTAACTCTAATTTGTATTCAGGAACTAATGATATCAGATTTTACATACAAATAGATAGTGATGCTCCGATAAATACATTTAAGTATTACGCAACGTATAATGGTACGTATAAATTTTTAGTTGCCGAAAATGTAGCAATAACTCCTGGCGTAGACCAATCACTAACATACTCTGGTGAGTCTTGTACGATTAAGTTTACAAGCAACACAGCACATACATTAAATGACTATTGGGTTGTTAATTGTAGGAGTTTAGCTGGTAATAATATATTTGGAGGTAGTACTGAGCAATTTCAACCAACAAATCCTGCGACATATTTTACGTTTAACGAATGGAGTGTATCTGTCAGCAATGATGAAGATAGACCAATTAAAGCAGGGGCTGTTTTATTGTTTAAATATAAAGAAACAAATAATGCTGATGTATGGATACCTCAAACTTTTATATCATCAAGAGAATATGTAAACATTGAAGAATGGTTTATTGAGGATTATGCTTACCAAAAATGGGTTCAATTTGGATCCGATGGTGATAGTATTGGTCCGCTAGAAGTTTGTTTTAGAAGAGGAATTGAAGCTACTTCTAATCCAGATAGTATATCTCAAGGATCTACTATATCAACAACAACACTGGAATATCCAGTATATATGTATTTTTATTCAAGTCAGGGTACTGGTTCTGGATTACCTTCTGTTGATACAAGATTCACTTTACAACAATCGGAGGCACCAGTACTTTTTGAAACAGTTCCAACTGATACTAACCAAGATGTATATTATGAGCTTTCAAAAACGTATCCTATTATCAATGGTAATCACTATGGAAATATTCAAAATCAAAATGTTGCATTGGGTGACCCGGCAATAATAGATTTAAATACGTTTAATTTTAATGGTGATTTTAATGCATTCTCATTTGGAAACGGTGTAGAAAGTTTTAGAATTAGAGATGACTTTAACTCCGGAACAATGCAATTTAGCCCAAGAGCAAATGCAACAATTGAAGGGTATGAAGAGCAAACAGTCGTTCAGGCATTAACGTATAGCGGTATTTATACTCAAACATCAGCCATTAACAGGTTGAATGAGTTTAACTTATCTTTAGCAAACTTTAAATACTTAGACAGATTCTTTGGGTCTATTCAGAAACTTTTTTCTCGTGATACTGATTTAGTTGTATTTCAAGAAAATAAAGTATCTAAAGTTCTTTATGGTAAAAATTTATTAAGTGATTCTACTGGTGGTGGAGCAATTGCTTCAGTACCTGAAGTATTAGGAACTCAAATATCTTATGAGGGAGAATATGGCATTAGTTTAAACCCAGAAAGTTTTACTAGATGGGGAAATAATTTATACTTTACAGATGCGAGACGTGGTGCTGTTATGGCATTACAGCAAGATGGGTTATTTGAGATATCATCTCAAGGCATGAAAAACTGGTTTAAGGCAAACCTCGATACTAATGTTGTAAAACTTGGTATGATGGATCCTTATTTTGAGCATTATGCTTTATCTATTGACAATGATAGAAAAATTACAACATGCTCAATATCTGTAACTCCATCAACATTGTCATTTGATGGTACAGTACAAAAAAAATCATTCTATATTCAATCTAATACAGATTGGGTAGTTTCAATTCCTGCAAATGATTGGTTAACTGTTAGTGATTATTACGGATCAAACAATGGGCTTATTTACGTAGATGTCCTTGAGAATTTAGGAGCTACAAGAAATTTAAATATTACTGTATCAGGATGTACTGAAGATATAATTATATCTGTAACACAAGTTACAAGCCCGCCATTAGATGAATATTATGTAATGCATAAATGTTCTGACGGGTCTGAAGCAAATTCTATAGCATACCCAGCTAACACATTTGAAATTAATGATAGAGTTACATCAGGTGCAGATACTTATGTTATAGATGGTATTATTAATTACAATCCAGGTGGTACATTGCTTGCAATTACTGCAACAGGATTAACTGGATGCCCTAGTGCACCCACTTATGAATGGTATATTTTATATAAATGTTCTGATGGATCATCAGCCAATTCACAGGCTTATGCAGAAAACACATTTGAATTAAATAACAGAGTTACATCAGGTGGTGATACTTATATTGTAGATGGTATTATTAATTACAATCCAGGCGGCACATTGCTTGCAATTACTAGTACTGGCCTAACTGGTTGTCCAACACCAATAACTTATTATGAGTTAGCTGAATGTTCTCCTGGTACAGGATACGCATTCACCACAATTGTTCCAGATGCAGTTGGTAGAAGATATGTACTACCATCAATGACTCCAGTTTTCTATACATACACAGGGGCTACATTGTCGCAATTGACACCTCCTGTGGGATATAATGGCTCAATTCAAATAACATCGTTTTATAGTTGTCCATAATAATTAAATAAGTAAATTTGCAATATATGTCATACTATACATTAACATATTCTCCTAGATTAAGTGGATGGACATCCTACCACGACTACCGTCCTGAGTGGATGGTGTCTATGAATAACTATATGTATTCATTTAGTAATGGCAATTTATATAAACATAACTCAAATCCTGTTAGAAATAGTTATTATGGCGTTTTATACCCATCTAAAATAACTACCATATTTAATAATGACCCTGCTCAAACAAAATCATTTAAAACCATAGCCACTAATTCAACTACTGCTTGGGAAACAGATATTTTATCTGACCAAGGAGAAGGGTATATTGATAAAACTTGGTATGACTTAAAGGAGGGTACTTGGTATGGTTATATTAGAAGAACTGAATTGTCTGCTAATAATATATCTATGACATCTGTTCAAGGTATAGGCAATGTTACAACTTATGCAGCAGGTATACTTACATTTGCATTTAATATTGGCGATATAATTAGCACAGGAGATAATCTTTATTGGGTTAATACAGGAGTTCTTACTTTTATTGGCCCAATTACGGCACACTCTGGAACAACAGTGACAGTCACTGTAACAGGAACGGCACCAACAAATGGTAGTTTTATTCTTTATGAGAAAAATCCAGTTGCTGAATCAACACCTACAAGAGGGACTTATCTAAGCGTAGAGTTTACCAATAGCGATACAACTTATACAGAAATGTTTATGGTATCTTCAGATGTATTTAAATCCTACCCATAATTTAATTATATTTGTAGATGGATTTCTCCGTTAGATTATTAAATGAAAATGATTACGATAATATATTAACTAAATGGTGGAATGATTGGGGAGGTGTTATTCCAAGTAGGGATGCTTTACCCAACAATGCAACAGGTGGTTTTATGATATCAAAAGGTGATATAGATATTTGTGCAGGATATGCATACTTTACTAATTCATCAATAGCATTTTGCGAATTTATTGTATCTAATATTAACTACAGAGAAAAAGATAGAAACAAAGCAATTGAGTTTTTAATTGAAACTATTAGTTTAGCTTGCAAAGAATCTGGATATAGGTTTATGTTAGTGTCGGTTCATAATAAAAACTTGGTAAATAAATATAAAAATGCAGGATATATTGAAACTGAAAAAAACTGCACAGAACTAGTAAAACATCTATAAAATGAGTTTAGGAACAGCAGCAAATGTAGCAGCAACAGGAGCACAAGCAGCTATGGGACCAGTAGGCTGGGCATCATTAGCAGTAAATACAGGGCTTTCAGCGTATCAAATGATACAAGGAGCTGCAAATACAGCGGAAGCTAATGCTAAAACAGCAACGGCTGTAAACCAATTACTTAACACAAAAGCTGAGGATAAGTTTGCTGCGTTAACTGTACCAATGAAAGGGTTTGAATTAGCACAACAGAATCAACAAGCTAGAGAAGCTGGCTTAGTAAGAGCTGCTCAAGAATCTGGAGCTGCTGGAGTTATTGGTGCTGTCCCTGGGTTAATGGCAGGAGGCCAACAAGCCGACCTTCAATTAGCTGCACAAGTTGAGCAAGCTCAATCACAATTACAAATGCAGAAGGCTGCTAATCAGCAAGATATCGAGAATACAAAAGTAAACACAGAAAGAAATCTTCGTTTAAGTCAAATACAAGGTGGCCAACGAATGGCAGGCCAAGGTATGGATATGGAGAATCAGGGGATGGCAGGTATTGCTGGGGCTGTTTCTAATGCAGCATATTTAAATGCTTATATGAATAAAGATAGAGTTCCTGTAAGTAACCCAGTAACAACACCTGCTCAAGTACCTGCAGCTAATCTTGGTGTTCCAACAGGACCGCCTCCGGGAATTACAGGATCATATATGACACAACAAGGAGCTAGTCCAATTGGAGCAGTAATTAATTCGGCACCTAATTGGACAAATAATTACAATAATTTTGTGCCAACTACTCAGTATACACCTGGAATGTATAAAGGAATGTATCAAAGTGACGATGCTTTAAATGATTTTTACATGAATAATACGCTAAAAAAACAGTAATTAGATGGCAGAATTAGCAGGATATATTGGGCAACAACAACCGCCAACAGATTTTAATAAGATAAGCACCGATCTTACTGATAGATTAATTGCTTTAGATGAAAAACGTAAAGCTGAACAAGAAAAAATTGACGACTTTACTGCAGAAGCTTATTCTAAAGTAGGGGACGTTGAAGCAACTACTAGTCAGAGTTATAATCAATTTTTATTTAAGCATATTGATAGCGGTCGTAGTATGATTAACATCTGGGCTGATCAATTAAAAAAGGGGTTAATGACAAGATCCCAATATAAAAAGCTTTTATTAACTTTAAATACAGACACAGGTGTTTTAAATAAAGTTGGTAAGACATTTAGTGCTAATGCATCTGAGTTATCTAAAAAAATGCTTGCTGGAGAAGTTTCAAAAGGCGGCATATTTAAAATAAAAAAATTCAACGCTAGTGCTGATTTAACAAATCAAGAGACTTTTATATCTCCTACAGGAGGTACTGTTTTTATTGGTAAAACTGATCCAAACACAGGACAAATTAAAGACCAAACAACATTAGCTGCTGTAACATCTTTTGCTGATGCAACAAGATTAGCTGACCCTACTGTTGACTTAGCTAAACATGCTAAAGGATTAGGGGATATATTAAAAGGGGTTGGTATATACCAAGAACTACCTGGAACCAATGGTGTTTATGGTGTTGTGGAGTCTGCTAAAAATGCTGCTAATTATGAGCAAATAATTGCATCTCAAGTTAGCTCTGTTTTATCTAGCCCAGAAGCTTATGCTGCTGTATTGGGAGACTATGGTGGATATGATATGTATCAATCTGAGGATGAAAAGGCTGCTTTAATTAAGGATGGTAATAAAAACTTAATAAAGTATAATTATGCTGAAGGTCAATGGAAGCCACAGATAGATGCAACTTTGCAAGCAAAGGCTCAGGAAATTGTTAAGCAAAACTTTGAGGCATCATTAGGGACTAAAATTACTAATGTTAAAACACCACCTCCACCTGACAAGCCTACTAGCGAAGATAAAAACTTTGTAGAGTCACTAGGTTTATCTATGGATTCTTGGAGGGATATAAAGAATCCTACATCTGCAAATTTAACAGATGCTACAAATACTATTCTTACCCAATCTCTAGGTAATGCTGGATTCCCTAACGTAAGAATTAAAAAATATGTTAATCCCAATGGCGTTATAGGAGTAAATATATATAGAGAAGGTGACGAAACGCCTACCTTTACTATAAAAAAGAAAAGTGATTTACATAAACTTCTTTTACTTAAAACGGGTGATGCTGCTTCAGGTGAAATAAACTACAGAAGAGCTGTCCGTTTAATGAAAGAAGAAGGAAAGTATGTTCCATATAGTGCTATGTTAAAGAAGTACAAGGACTCAGGAGCAACTAATATGACAGCCAACGATTACAAAAAGCAATTAGAAGACGCAGGATACTTCATCGACGAAGACCAATAAAAAATCAAAATGGATCAAGAACAATACGATTTCCCATCTCCTTCAGGTGTTACATCGAAGAAAGGTGTGCCGACTAGTACCAAAAAAAGTTCAACAGTTAGCACTAAGGATAAAAAAGTAGGCTCGAAATCATTTGATTTCCCGTCTCCGTCAGAGTTCTCAGGAACTATTTCAGCACCAGTTGCTGAAAAAAAAAAGACTTTGGAGTTACCTTCAAGACAAGTTCAGGAACCTACTTCATTGGTTACAAAGAAAGAGGTAGCACCTACGCCTTCGGCTTCTTCTACACAAGAAAAGCCAATTGAGACACCTCTAGTAGGTACTGAAGGAGAGTTATTAAGAGCTCCTAGTAAGGCTTACTTCGAAGGATATCCTGAGAAAAAAGCCACAGTTAAAGAATTACTTAAGGCTCCTAAGCCTATAGCTGCCCCTGATTTCTCAGGCGGTGTATCAAGTACAGGTGGAGAGCTATTACGTGCTCCTAAGATGAATGTAATACCTGCTGAAACAGAGGTTGTTACTACATACAAGAAAATACCAATCCCAAGTAAAACATCTGCTTTAAATCCTAAGCAAAAGATTGACAGAGATACAATGCTTGATGCTATTGCATTACACGAATCTGGTGCTCAACCAGGAGAGAACCGTGTTGGTATGCGTACAAAGATGAGAGGTAAGGCAGGTCGTGCTAGTGCATCGGGTACATATCAGTTTGTTACAGGAACTCTTAAGGGTATTTATGATCAAACAGATGAATACAAACAAGAATATGGTACGTTTGAAAACTTTAAAAAGACTTTTGATAAAGACCCTAACTTAGAAAGAGATGTAGCTGGTCGCTATTATGATCAATTTCAAGGATTAGGGGTACATGCTCCTGGAGCATGGTATGCTCCTGCATTAGCCGAACAAGCTGCAAGGGGTAATAAGTCTGCTTTAAGACAAGTTCCTGGCCGCGAGTATGGTAATAAAACTACTTATGGTGGATACCTAAAAGGTGTCATGAGTATCTATAATAAGTTACTTGGCAATAAAGTTGTAGAAGGTGGTTCTCAGAAATACAAAACAGTTGAGGTTAAGAAAGAAGTTGTTAAGCAGCCTGAGGTTACGTTGCCATCAAACGATCAGTATGATGTAACTAAACCTGAGTTCTATAATGTAAAAGAAGATATTAACTTCTTGTCAAAAGACGTATTGCAGAAATCTAAAAAGATTGCTACAGATATTAAATCTTTTGAACAACAAAGAGTTGCTTTTGAAAGAGATGCAACAAACTTCGAGGCAATGGCTAAGGCTAACCCAGCTGACCCATCTTTGCCGGCAATGCAACAAACTTTATTAAAAACACAACAACAATTACAAGCTCAAGAAGTTTCTTTACGTAAGAATGCTGAGTCGGTAGATGTCGATCAGTTCCAATTACGTAAGAAGGCTTTAGAGAATTATAAAAGAAAAGCTGAAGAAGGTAACTGGGGTGGATGGTTATGGAACAAAGCTATTAGTGGTCTTGAGGCAATGTCAGGTGGTCTTGATGACCAACTTGGTTTGTGGAAAACATTAGGTGCTCAGACTTTAGATTTGTTTGGTATTAAAAGCGATGAGTTAGAAAAAAAGCCATGGTTATTAGCTGCAGGTGGTGATATGTATCGTAGACAAGCAACTAAAGAAATGCAGGCTAGGCATATTGGTGCACTAGAAAGCATGAAAGATAAATCTACTACAGAAGAGTATGCTACTGAAATGGAAAAGAGTGGTATTATTCCTGCTGCCCTAGGTGGTCTTTTTTACAGTGCTCCTGCAATGGTTGGTGGATTGCCAATGATGATTATGCAAAGTATTGGTGCTACTCGTAAAGAGATGGAAACCAATAAAGATATGCCGTACATGACAGAATCTGAGAAAGATTTTGTAGCGGTGCCTATTGCTATAGCAACTGGTTTTTTAGAAGAGGCTGGATTAAATGCTGTTTTAAAAGGAGGCAAAGGCCCAATTGTAAAGTTACTTGGTAAAGTAGCACAAAGCATTCCAGAGAATAGTACAATGGATGTTATTAGAAAAGCAATTGTTGAGGCGGGTGAAAAACTTGCTGCAACAGGAATAGCTAAAGGAGTAAAAAAGGTTGCGGCAACTAAGATTGGTAAAATAGGAACAAGACTTACAGGTGGAGCACTTGGTGAGGCTGAGACAGAATCAGAGCAAGGTATTGCTGAGAAAGAATGGAAGAGATTCTCTAATAAATTGATGGGCATGGAGGCATTTAAGGTAGCCTCTATGGAGTCAAAAGAGTATTGGGATCAAGTTGCACAGGATGCGAAAGTTGGGGCCGTAGGAGCCTTAATTTTAGGTGGCCCAATGGTTGGCATTAAAACTGTATTTGAGGGCAAATCTGTTACGGATGATGATTATATAGCTATGAGCTCATTGATCAATGATCCTGAGTATGCTAAATTACAAAAAGCTAATATTGCCCTTAACTTAGCATCTGGTAAAATCACAAAAGAACAAGCAGATGTTGAGGTCAAAGCATTAGAAAAAGCCAAGAGCATCATGGCTCAAATACCAACAGATATTCCTGTTGCTAGTCAACGCAAAGCGTTTGAGTTAATTACTGCAAACAATAAGATTCAAGCAGAAATGGACAACATGTCCAAATCAATTGTAGGGAAAGACCCGAATCTAGTTACAGCCGTTATTGAAAAAATAAAAGAGAAGCAGGCTTTAATAGATAAAAACAACCAAGAACTATCTAAACTACCACAAAATGCCGTTCAAGAGCAAACAACAAGTGAAGTACCTGTACAGCCAGAAGCCGGAGGTCGCGTCCAAATGGCGGAAGGAGAACCCCAAGCAGAACCTCAAGTCCCTACCCAAGAAAGTCAAAGGGAAGAAATAGAGAGAAGAAGAAAGGAGGAGCTTGATCAATATGCTAATAATTTAATTGTAAAAACAGAAGTATATGAAGATGGTGAAGGTCGTAGATTTTTAGTTCATACTTTAAAAAATGGCAAAAAAAGATTAGATTCAGCAAATGAAGACAATAAAAGAACTGGTACATTAGAAGTATATGATGGTTCTGTGCCAGTTGAAAATTATATTACTGAACCTACTAAAATTGAAGAAATTGAAGTAGCTCCTTCTAAACAAGAAAATAGAATTAATGAGAAATATGATGCAGAAATAGCAGCATTAGAAGAAGTAGCACCTACACAAGAAACAAAAACTGAAGAGGTAAAACCTACTGAAGAAGGTCAATTAGATGAATTAGGTGATAAGCCAACTCCAGAAGTTGAACAAGCTGCTAAAAAATCAGGCGTTCCTGTTACAGGTGTTTGGAGTATGTTCAAGGTTAACAAGAAGGTATTTGGATTAAATAATGTTCAAGCACTTGCATCTGCTATTGCTATAGATAGAGTTGTTGGTACTATTGCCAAGCGTTCTGGTAAAACAAAAGAACAGGTATATAAGTCAATAGATTTTCAGAAAGGAGATATTTCTCAGTTTAATGTAGCTGTTCAACCTGGCCGACCAGTCATTGATGAAAATGGTAATACTCTTTTGTATCAAAGAAAGGATACTGTAGAAAGTTTAGAAGATGATATCTCTTGGAATGATCAAGCAATTGAAGAATTAGAAATAAATGATATCGCTGGGTCACTAGAAAATATCAAAGAAGCTAAGGAGCGTTTAGATCAAGAAGTTGAGAAAGTAAAAGCATCTTCAATGTCATCTTCTGATAAAAAAGAAGCTATTCAAGAATTAAAAGATGAATATAAAAATGAAGTAGATACATCTAAAGATTGGATAAAAACATTTAAGGAGCAAATTGCTAAACTTAAAAGTGAGAACAATAAGTATAGAAGAAGAATTGAAAAACTTAAAAATCCAAAAGCTAAAGAAGAAATAGTAAAAAAAGAAAAACAGCAAAAGGAACAAGTTGATAAATTAGCTAAAGAGGCACCTGTACCAGAAAATCCTTCTGCAGAAAAACCAGCTGAACAAGAGAAAAACAAATGGTCTAAGAACCCAACACTTGAAAAATTCTTAAATGAATTAAGCAAACTTAGATCATTGGAGTGGAATATGTTATTTCCTGATAAATTAAATTATGGCAATGGTGCTGTACTTCAATTTTCAACATTTAATAAAAAAGAAAATGAACTAGAATTACAAACTCTTATCTCAATTGATAAAGGTAAAGGGGTTGCTACTCAAGTAATGAAAGATATTGCTAGTATAGCAGATAAAAATGGTGTTGAATTAACATTATTTGCTCAACCTTTCGGTGATTGGACGGATAAGTTAGGTATAAGAGACCTTGTTAATTTTTACATGAAAAGCGGTTTTGTTATTGACCCAGAATACATGGATGATTTTGAATTTGATTCAAAAGAAGAAGCCATCGCATATGCTGAAAAATACAATGACGGGATTCGCATGATAAGGGTTCCGCAAGTAAATGGTTTATTCCAAGAATCTGCAGGAGGAGTACAAGGTGCTATGCAAATTGGTAAAGATGGAAAGGCTATTATTTATGCGTTATCTAATCCAAATGTATCTACGCCTTTACATGAGCTTGCTCACGTGTATGAAAATTATTTGACAGACAAAGAAAAAGCAAATATATTAAGTTGGACTGGACAAAAAGAATGGAATAGAGAAACTAGCGAGAAATTTGCTCGTGGATTTGAAAAATATTTATCAGACGGCAAAGCTCCAAGCAATGCATTAAAGGAAATATTTGATCAATTTAAAGAATGGCTTCTTGATATTTACAATGGAATTGTAGATTCTGAAATTGATATTGAGCTTAATGATAAAATGCGTGATATTTATGATGCAATGTTATCTGAATCAGAAGTTAATGATAATTATTTGTTAGATGTTGTTAAGTCTGTATTAGAAGGTCAGCGTTTTAAAGCTACCAACCAACGCATCAAGGATTTTGTTGCAAAATGGCGTGAGAGTGAAAAAGAATTGACCCCTCAAGATATCATAGGTATTATTCCTATGACTGAGGCTAGAGCCACTCGTATTGCTAACAGCCTTAGTGATCGACTTAACAAAGCTGAGAACAAAAAGAAAGCAGCAGAAGAAAAAGCAAAACAAGAAAAGAAAGTAATGCTTCCTGCTTCTATCTTAAGCTCAATGGTTAAGGCATTGAAAGAAGGAATGACTACTGATTTAATTGCTGTAGAAGGCGTAAAAGCCCTTAAGAGATTAAAGAGGTATAAGACCATGAGTGAGCAAGAGCGTCAAGCCATTACTGATGAGATCAATAAGAAAGCTGGCGTTCCAAGACCTGCTGCACCAAGTGCACAACAGGTGTTAGGTATTGAGTCTACTCAAGAGTTAGTAGATGAGATGGAGGTTTTAAAAGAAAAGTTAGGTGCTAGAGAAGAGTCAGCAGAAGGTGGTGCAGTTAGTGCTAAAGAAGCGGTAAACTCAATGATTGACGCTGTCAAGAGACTAGGTGCCAAAGGCATATTGACTTCCGCTCAAATGAATTCTTTATTAAGTGGGTTAAAGGAAGATATGACTAACCCAATTACTAGAGCTAGATTCTTTGACAAAGCTGAGAAGATAATTAAGAACGCAATATATGCAGAGACATTGTCTAAAGCAGTTGCCATTAGAGAACAAATAAGAAGACTTGCTGGTAACAAAAATCTTATTGATGACGTTAAACAAGCAGCACTTGAGTTCGCAAGACTTTCTCCATCTATGGTGGAAGATATTGATGAGTATATGGAGAATGCTCAACAGTTCTATGATGCTATCAAGACGCCTAGAGTAACCCCTAAAGGTGGTGCCAACTTCCGTCAAGCAACTGACATTAACGAAAGACTTGAGTATATTAACAGAGAGTCTGAACGTCAAATGGAGGCAATGAAAGGCATGCTTCTTGATAATTATAATAACTTAGTTGATCTTGGTGTAATTAGTGCAGACATTTCTTTAAAAGAAATCAAAGAAATTATTGCGGCTATTGAAAAGGGAGAACCTGTTGAAGGAGCTGAAGAAGTTATTGAAGCCACTCGTGAGTTAATTAAATTAGAATTTAAGAATGCAGCTGAAGTAGCAGCTAAAATGTTATCTGGTAAACACCCATTAACTGGTGAGACAGTTACATTTAGCCCTGAAGTTAAACAACTTGTCAAGAATTTCTTGGAGATGGACTTAGATAAATTATCTACAGACCAATTATACCAATCACTTGATGCTGTCAATAACTTAATCGTTAACGAGTATGTTAATAAGATGGGAGCTATTTATAATTCTTATGCTGGCACATTAGAAGGAAATATAACTGGAAAGAGATTAGGCGGTAAAGGAAACTTTAAGCGGGCTATATTAACTGTTTTAGGAAGAATTCCTGCTATTAGAAAATTTATTAATAAAAGACTTGATCCAATAGAAACACTTCTTGCTGGTTACTTTAAGAGCGATGATAAGGCTAGAACATTTATGACTGCATCCAAATTGTATGACATAATTAATATGCACTCTAAGGCTATCAAAATGGTCAACAATATATCCAAGGACTATGTTGCAAGTTTTGGCAAAATGAAAGCCAATGGCAAGAAGTTTATGAATGCACTGAATGTATATGAAAGAGGTATCTATGCTGATTTATTAAGATCCGTTATCGGAACACCCAAAGAGGTACAAGACGATTTTAATGATAAAATGGATTTATTAAAACAAACCATTGAAACAAATAAAAAGAGTGGAGATAAAAGACTTATTGAAAAGGCTAAATTGTACGAGCAAGTTTACGAAAAAATCAAAGACGCTAAAAATGCAGAAGAGGTTGGTAAATTAGTTGATCCAGTAAATAAGCAGGGTGCTGAATTTTGGGTTGGTAAATGGGCTGAGTCTTATGACTTATTTGCTACCATAGCATCTACCATTTATAATAAGAAGATTAATAAAGAAGACTTCTATACACCGGAAGGGTGGGAGAAGATTGTTCCTTATGAAACAACCCAAGATTTAAATGCTATGAATACATATAAGATGGCATTTAATTTTATCAATCAGTCTCCTGTATCCACAATGATGGATAGACAGAATAAAAAGAAACTTCCTAGCCAAGGAGAAGGTGATATAAAAGAAACAACTTATGTAAAAGATTATGATTTTGATATTAATAATGCTACGAAGTTGCGTAAAACTATGCTTGATTTATTAACAGCATCATCTGTTCAACATTTAATGGGATTCATTAACTCAAAAGGATTTAATGAGATGTTCCCGGATGTAGAAAATAGAACATTTGCTAAAGAAAAAATTTATACTATGGTTAATCTATTGAGAGATAGAGAGTATGATGATTCTGCAGCAGAATGGAAAAGTGCTAACGATACCATGACTTATTTTGCTAGTGTAGCTAGATCAGCTGCATTAACATCTGCACTTGCTCCTATTCAACAAACTATTCCAGTTTTCATAGGAACAATAATTAATACAGTGGAGGAGTTACCTAGCTTACTTGTTGGTCAGGTACCTAGTTTTGCTAAAGGATTTGGGTATGTAACGAGCCCAAGCTTTAATAAAGCCATAAATAATTCAGGGTATGGTATTTCATTACGTGGACTAGACTCTGTAGCATCTTTAGGTGCATCAGATACAATTTTAACATCTGCGGCAGAAAGTGGTGCTAAAAAATTCTTTGAAGCTTTAAGGGGCCTTAATGATGCACAATTAAAATTCTTATTATCTAAGCCAGATGTTATTGCAGCTAGAGGTGCATGGGCTTCTTATTATGTGTATAAATTAAGAAAGATGGGATTACCTACCAATGATATAGATTGGAGTAAGCCATTAAACAAAGAGGCAGCAGACTTTGCTGAATCAAAAGTAAATCAAACTTTAAACTCAAGTGTTCAAGAAACATTAGGTGAAATGTTTGCTAGTAAAAAAGCTTCTAATAAATTATTGCGTAATACTATTTTTGCTTTTGCTAGTTTTAGCATTAATATGAAAGCTCAAATAAATAAAGACCTACTTATTATTGGAAGTTTAAATAGTAGTTTATCTGATAAAGCAGAAGCCGGAAAAGATTTATTAAGAATTTCTGGTGAAGCATATATCTATTCACAAATATCTGGTTCAATTATGAATTATGTATATGATAAGTTATTTGAACTATATGGTGTTAAAGAATCGGAAGAAGACAAAAAGAAAAGAAGAGATAATAAAACTAATAGTGCTATAACTAGAGGATACACAGATATGATGTCTCCAATACCAGGAGCAGGTGATGAGCTTTTAATTTATGCTACCAATTATTTATTAGGAGGAAAAGAAATTAAAGAAAAATTGCCTGAAGAGAAACTTTACTTTGCTAAAACAAAAAGGGCAGTTCCTGAAAATAAATTCTTATTTTACGAGAAAGATTCTAATAGTGATGCTGAAGCATATCTTAATCTTGTAGGAGGATTAGCAGGTGTACCTGCAGGGAACATCTCTAATGTCACAGCTAATACCATGCTGTTAAATGATGTGTATAAGGATAAAGATGGAACTATACTTAAGTTAACTCAAGAAGAGAAAGATAATTTAACCCCATGGGTTAAAGGTCAAACAACTAGTGTGTTTGGTATAGGTCTTAGACAGACAGGTGAGATAGCTAATAAATTAGCAAAGCAATATATTAAGAATGCTAAGGCTAGAGCAGCTCAAAGAAAGAAGGAAAGATTATACTTCGCTAAGTAATAAAAATGGGGGCCAATAGCCCCCTTTTTAATTATTCACCTTATACGCAATTCAAACTTAAAATTACTAAAATATATTAACTAGTTGTGTGATAAGTATTCTATTGCATTTATTAATATGTCAATGTCATCACAAAGTAAGCCGATACCTCTATTACAATTATCACACAATAAACCTCTTACCTTCCCGTTTTTGTGGTCATGATCTACACATAAATTTGATTTTCTAGTGACAAGTATTTCAGAAATATGCTTTTTACATATGCCACAGCAATTGCTTTGCTTTTTAAGCATTTCGTCATATTGCTCAATGGTTATATTGTATGATTTTTTTAAATCATATTTTCGCATTCTCTCTTTTGTGAGGTGTGGGTTTTTGTATTTTTTAATACATTCTATACACCTAGATTTATAACCACAAGGTCTATTAACTCTTTTATGAAAAGCATCTAGTGGCTTTTCCTCTAAACATTTAGTGCAAGTCTTTTTCAAAATATATGTACTAATCTAGCTACCTGACCATTATTTTTGTGATGAATAAAACCTTCAACCGCCTTAGGGCTATGGGCATAGCCATTTCTATGGTGCCATGAATCGGTACCACTGGGAGATCGGAGAGACTCGACGCAAACGCCCATGTAATCCTTAGAAGACTTGTGGTGCACGTGGTGAGTATATACATAACGGTGTTTAGAGTCTGCCCACTCTTTGCTTGCTTCATGAGCCATTAATAAAGGTAAATCTTGGGCCTTTGCACCATCGCCATGCGTAGTCCCAATTAAATTATTTCCGTATTTTGTATACTTTCTATGTGCGATAGAACAGTCGAATGTAATGTTTGAGTTATTATGAAACCAAGACTCAATAGCATCTGCTAAAAAGAATCCGTTGGTATAGTCGTGGTTAGATGGATTGAACACAAAGTGAACGTCAGCAATACCAATCAACATCTCGATGACCTCGATATATAGCTTCTTAGCGATTCTAAAGTTATCGTACCACATTCCATCTGTATCTTGTGGAGTACCTGCCGTAGTCGTACGCTTTGGCGTGTCTATGTGAAGGATGTCATTGCCACCAACAAAAAGAATCTTGTCGATGTTAAAGCCTGATGCTTTTTGGATAATTCCACGTACACCATCAAGTACACGCTGAACAGCAATCTGATTATTGTAATCATCTCCTGTTTCAAACGAGGAGGCTAACTTACCAATGTGGATGTCAGCTGGGTCAACCACAAGAAGGTGGCCATCAATAATATTACTGCGATCTAACTTAGGATATACCGGTGCGTGCTTTTGCATCTCAGCCACGATATCTGATCGCATGTCATGGTAAGCCTCTACTGGGTCTTTCTTGTCAACCTTAACAAATATAGAGTGCTTGTCAGTCTTTAACCAGTAATGCGTCACTTCCCCGGTTGGGGCTCCCTGCTCTTCACACTCACTATTTAAACTGCGGTGCTCAACTTTTAAAATGTGTGCGGATATTCTTTTGCGTAATGTCTCGACATTTCTGTCTTCCATTCCATAATGTTCTTGAACCTTCTTAGCAATATCTGCTTTGTTAAGGTCTCCTTGCTGGTGTAATTCGAGTGCGTATTCTAGGTAAGGTTTCATCACGTAGTTGATTTAATTTTTCGATTAAAATATAAATTGAATCCTGAAGATCTTCGTACTCCTTGTCGATAAGGGCTTCATATATCTCGTCTGTCATCTTATTGATGAAGCGAATTGTTGTATTTGTATAGTCAATATGTTCTTTCATAAACAAAAAAAAAGAGGAAGTGTAAAACGATAAACACTTCCCCCTTCAAAAAATTATCACTTTAACCTTTGTAAATTTAGTTAAATATCTAATTACTTGTATATTTTTCTGAAAAAACTTTATCCGTCACATGAAACGCAGTCTGGATCAGTTGCTCGTGTAGCAATGTCAGCACGCAATACAGATTCTGTACGCATGTAGTACAATGTCTTAATGCGTTGTCTCCATGCCTCCATGTGCACCTGGTTTATCCACTTAGGCGTAGCCTGAGAGGGGAATGCGAGGTTCAATGAAACAGATTGGTCAATGTACTGCTGACGAATACCTGCTTGCTTAATTAATTCTAATTGGTTTATCTCCTTGAATGTTTTAAATACATCTTTAACTGGAGTTAGCATGCTATCTGGGTAATCATAAACATCATTAGTATGCTTAACCTTACCGTCATGGTAATACCAATTATCAAGTTCAGGAATATCTTGAATTGACCCACCATCAGCTAGGATTTGGTCCCAAGTTTCTTTAGTATTAATGCCAATCTTCTTTAGCACCTTCTCAAGTTCTTTGTTCTTGCGAATGAATGTACCCTTTGCTGATTGGTCTGTAAATACATTGGCCGCCCATGGCTCAACACCAGCTGACACGTTACCACTTAACTTAGAGTTAGACACCGTTGGTGCAATGGCACGAAGGTGGGTGTTACGCATGCCTGTCTCCACGCACCATAATGGCTCACCATATTCCTCAGCCATGTCACGAGATGCACGCTCAGACTCAATCTTAATCTGAGAGAATATCTTACGTGTCTCAAACTGAGCAAGCAATCCTTCGAATGGGATACCTTTCTGTTGTAAATATGTATGCCACCCTAGAACACCTAGTCCAATAGCACGACCTTTCTCAGCAAAGCGAACAACATTTTCAAAGCCTTTCATGTTCTTGGCCTTCTGAATAAACTCTTCAAGCACGCCATCTAAGAACCAAGTAGCGATATAGATTAAGTCTGTGTCCTTCCACTCGTCGTACCTAGCTAAGTTGACAGATGACAGGCAACAAACAAAGCTATGGTTCTCATCCGTGTGCAATACAATCTCAGAGCAGATATTGGTCATGTAGACTTTCAAACTATTCTTCTTGTATGCCTCAGGGTTTTGCTTATTGACATTACCTTTAAATAAAATGTATGGCTCACCAGTAGCCTTACGCTTCTGTAGTAACTTACCCCACTTGCGTCGAGCATCTACATCACCATCTTCTAGCTTACGCATAAACTTATCACCTACCACAGCACATTGGTGTAGGTTCATACATTGGCGGTTCACATCACCCTTAGGCTCACGAATCTCCAACCAATCCTCAAAGTCTTTGTGCTCAATGTTAATGTTACTAGATGCCGCACCACGACGAACATTGCCTTGTGATGTAGCAAGAATAGTGGAGTCAAAGATTTTAGTGAATGGGATAACACCATCTGATGTTCCGTTCTTAGCTATCTTTGATCCTGCAGGGCGTATGCGATTAAAGCCTACTCCTACACCACCCCCATGCTTGGCAAGTAGCATCATCTCTAAGTTCTTAGTACCAATATCAAACACTGAGTCAGCGATATCAATGCCATAGCAAGAGATGGGTAGACCACGATCGGTGCCTGTATTAGATAGCACAGGTGTGGCTAAGTTTAACCATCCATTCCAAATATATTGGAAGAACTTGTCTGCCATTTCTGGCTTACCAAGTCTGTCGGCCACAGAGTTTGCTACTCTATGGTACGCGTTGATAGGCTTCTCGCCTTTTAATAAATATCCTCCTGATATTGTCTTTACGTATTCGGGTGAGTTACCCCAAGCTGGGAAGTCTACATCTAGTTCCCATCCTAGGTTCTCTGCGTGATTAATCATTTTCTAAAGATTTAATTAGTTCAAGTAAAAATTCTATCATTTGCACAGCACTATCTGAGCTACTGGCATCTATTGAAGCGGTTGACTTATCAGGCAACACTATCTCAATCTTTATTGGGGAATTTGGCATAGCTAAATGATGTTAAAAAGTTTGTTAGAGGCTCTATCTCATCGAAATAGAAGTCATCATCAAGTATATAAACGTGCCACGTGCTAAGTTTCGCCTCATCATCAGCGTTAGTTATTAGTGTGGTGTTTTTAGATATTACATATATATAGTAATAGAAATCTTCTTCGTGCCCTGACTCATGCTTAGAGACAACGGTTTTCTCAAAACCCAAGTCGATTAGGTCTTGTTCATGGATTGGATGGTGTTTGATCATCGTTTTATTTAATTTAGTTAAAGTTAAAATACGTCACTCCAGTCTTCGCCTTCATTGGCTTTACTGTATGCTGTTGGTCTTGTTGCAAAGAAATCTGAATGCTCAACACCTGCTGTTAATTGGTAGAACCAATCTAATTGTTCGGCAGCCCCAGGGTCATAAGCAAAGATGGCATCATAGCCTAGCTCCACTAACTTATCATTGATGCGTTTGTGCATAAAATGTTTAAGGTCGTAAGCCTTTAGATTCTCTAAGTCTCCTCTCTCAAAAATCTTGTCGATGAATTTCATCTCCATATCAAGAGTTAACTTAGCCGCCTCTAAAATAGCATCCTTTGCATCTGTCTTTAGTTCAGGAAACTCCTCGCACATGTGACGGAACAATTGACATCCCATCTTAGAGTGTAGAGCCTCATCCCTTACAGACCACTTCATCTGTTGACCAACACCTTTTAGCTTGTTGTTCAATTGGAAAGAGTATAGCACAGCAAATGAGCTGTACAATGCTACACCTTCGGTGAACGCTGAAAAGATTGCAAGTGATCGAGCCACATCTCTGCGAGCCGGTGCACTGGTGCATAGAATCTTATAGTTGTAATGGTGTGGTACAGATGTCAACGCATCAATACGCCCAGCAATAGCAGGCTCGTGCATGAACCCTTCGTAGTCATCAAGACCAAGGGTATCGTTCAAGTAAGAGTAAGCCGTTGCGTGAACAGTCTCCTGAGCACCAAACAACATAGCCATCTGAATGATTTCATACTTAGGAAACCAATCAGTCACCATGCCTGTCCAATAGTCAGACACAGCACATTCTGTTTGAGCAAAGCCAAGTAGGATATTACCTACCACGTGCTTCTCATCATCTGTTAGATTCTCATTCCAATCCTTTACATCGGATGACATGGGAATCTCTGTATGTAACCAAAACGCCTGAGCTTGTTTAAGCCAACCTTCTGTGTAGTATTCAGGGTATTCAAAAGGTTTGTATGCAATTCTTTTTTCAAATAAGCTCATAAGATGCGATAAATCGTTTTATTGTTTTGTCTTTAATAATTTGATTGCCAGCTAGTACCTCGTCTAAAAATTCGTCGATGTCTATCTGCTCTAGTAACTCAACAGCTACCATATCTTCAGGAGGTTTATCATCAAATGTTATTTCTCCTTTAGAAGCTAAGAACCTAAAATACTTTGGCTCATTACCTACCACGTTAAAGACGATACTTCTATCATCATTTTCGTTTATTTCGTTTGAGAAGTATACCAATGCATCAGTTACCTGATCAAAAGTACCCTCCTTCATCGAGTTTATCCACCCGAAAAGACTCTTCGGTACTGCTACCATCTGTCTCTCCTCGAAATACTTCGACTCTAAAGCCATGTTTTCTAAGTTCATCTAGTCTAAATTTTTGTAAGTCTGATACTTTTCCTGTTGGTGTTTTAACCTCACTAAACAATACTCCTTTCTTTGGGTGCAAAGCTATTAAATCTGGGATACCGTTCTTGTTAGTTTTAATTAACTTAAGAACATAGTACCCTTCTTTCTCTAGTTGCTTAATTCGTTTGGATTGTATTTGTTGTTCTGACATGGGGTTACGAATTTAAGAAATCTTTCTTGAAAAAATTTAGAGTGTAGTCCTTTTTTTGCTGAACCACTTCATAAATCTTCTCCTCGATTCCTCCAATCGTAAACACCCAAAACACCTTGTTAAACTTTCTGTCAATGGTGGTCATTCTATCCTTGCTTTGCCAATAAGATGTTGCACTAAAGTCTATGTTATAGTACACCAAAAAGTCAGCATTGCGGAGGCTAATGCCCTCACGGCCTGAGACAATCTGAAGAGCAATGTTCTTGCTAGTTGCATTAAACTCCTCAAGGTCATCAGTCAACTCATCACCGAACACAAACTTCAATGCATCCCACTCAGCCTTAAACTTATAAAAGATTCCTATCTTCTTGTTTATGAACTGATCCTTAATGTAGGTAGCCTTGGTATAGTCAAAAACCAATCTTCTGCCCGACTCAAGGATGATGGTGCCTGAATACATCTGATGAAGTTTGTTCATCATCTTGCCACCAGTGTCAGCAAGTATGGTGTCATCATCACCTTGCACAACCGAATCTTTCTTCAGTTTGTTAGCTAACTTATAAGTCAAAGGACTCATCGCAACTCTAAGTACTGCCTCCTCAACTGATGTGGTGAAGCCTGCCTTCTCTTGGGTGAATGATATCATTAGATGCCTGATGGCATCCATAATCTTATCCTTCATAGCACCTGAGTAGTCATTAACTTTCATTGCACCGATGTACTTTATTTTAACCTTTACATAGTCATTAGCCCACCGGTAAAAGTTGACATGATTTTTAAATGGGTTGTTAGGATGCACATAGAATTGGTGGTATATCTGTGAGTAACTCTCAGGTGTCGGTGTACCCGACAGAAAGATAACCTTTGATTTACACTTATTCACCAAATCTTTTACCTGCTTCGCTCTTTTGCTAGGCTTCGGGAATGCACCCATCGTGTGTGCCTCATCACAAATTATGAGGTTCCAATTTGTCCCCTCAAGTTTATGAATTGACTCGTAGTTTATGCACGTAAGGTTAAAGGTACAACCTAAATCTTTATAATCTTTTTTGATCCCGGGGACTACCTTTAATTTTGTTATAAACAATACTTCTTTCACACTCAACTCTTCGCAGATTGCCAAGGATGTCATGGTCTTACCGGTTCTTACTTCCATAGAAAGATACAGCAGGCCATGTTCTTTAATAATGCCAAGCCCGTCGATTACTATCTTCTTCTGGTAATCCCGTAGTTGTATCATTTGCGTATGTTTCGTTGTAATATTCTTTTGTACTTGACATTTTTCCTAATACTATATCTACCATAGAATCATAAAATGCTTTCTCTATCTGCTCTTTCTCCATTTGTTTGGCCTGTTGAATTATTTCAAAACGTGTAATACTCATCCACTCTGAAGTATTCATTTGTTGTTCCAACCATTCTACTGCTGTTTGTTTATTTTCCATCGTCTTCTAATTTAATATGAAACACCCCTTCAGCAGGGTATCCATCGTTTAACCAAAAATAGTCACATACGCCATCCTCTTTCATAGGTGGGGTCATAAACATTAATTGATATTCACTAGCTTTTGCTGTGAACCTGTAGCAGTTCTGCTTGTCTAAGCATCCCTCGCCTGAGCACATTGTTATATCTGGCATTACATTGACCCTCCTATGTCATCATCACCCCAATCCTTACTAACTTCATCAAATATTGATGTGTCGTATTCCTGAGCTAATTCTATGATAGCATTCTTCCAAGTATTATCTGTAAACGTAGCAAAGACTGCTATAGCATGGAACATGTCCATCATCTCATTAATGTCCGTATCCCACGGAGTCTCAATAGTAAGCTTCTTACCATGAGCATTGATTGTCATTACAATTGGTTCGTTCATATCAAAAAAAGTCTGTATAAATTAAAATAGGTGAGTTTGGCATGTATGGTACAGCTCGTGCGGTATTATATTCATAATAGTCAATAGCCTCTTCATCACTCATGCCTTCTTTCATTAAGCAGTCAACAATGTCGTTGATAGAGTAAACTAATCTCATTGGTTCTGAGTAAGCGTCTACTCCAATAATCGCATCATCAAATCCATCGATGATGGTAAATGTTTCATCCGGGAAGTTGTCAAGTATCTCCTCTAATTTTCTCATAATAGTTCTAGTTGTTTATCTTCTTTAAATGGGAACACCATCCACTTGCCTGCACCATCACGACCCTCTACTGGGTTGCTACCGGTCATGTGCAGTGAATAGGTACGTAGCCACGAATTAAATCGTTGCTTAGATAACATTCGGAACATGCCATTGTTATCCGCTATGAACTTATCAAACACATCATCGGGTCTGAATCGCTGATTCATTGGTATGAATGTAGACCCAAACTCTTGTGCCCACTCAGCAAACTCAGCGTTAGTCTCTGCCCTGAACTTACGTTCTTTAAGGTTCACAAAGTTACATTTGACTAAGCCAGTATTTAGATAAGACTGCAATACTTTGATCATGTAGTTGTCGAACGCACACCAATCATCTTGACTCCAATCGTTGAACAATAGTCTACCAAACTCATCCTGAGGTGTGAAGTCTTTAGAATAAAACTGCTTGAACTCCATCTCCCACTTCCGTCTCTCAAATGAATTACCCTTACCTTGTATGGCGTAATTGGTCGTGATGACCACCTTGGGGGACTTATGGAATGGAATCTTTATTGCATCTTTATTCTTACGCTCAACCGTAATACCCTCGGTAACTACCGAGAATAAACGCTCAAAGTCAAAGTTCTTTTTGACATCATCGAACACCAACACCTGCGTATCTGTGCTCACTAACTGATAAGCAAATGACTTGTCAAATGAGAATGACTTGCCATCAATGGTGACTGCCTTCTTCATCCGACTAATTCCGTTCATGAATAATCCTTTACCAGTTCCACCCTCAGGATTCTCTGATATCACCTCATCATTAATAATGACAGCCGGGCAGTATCCACCATTCTTAAATGCATGAAGGATGAAGCCAATGGTTGACTCAATTGATGCCACACGCTTGTCATCAGCACCGCCAATGTTACGTATGAACGTCTTGTAGTCACAATCATCAGATGGACAGAACATAAAGTCACGTTGGATAACTTGGTCTGACCAAACGTAGCCACCCAAGTCCTCGTAGTTTAGTAACACGGTCTGATCCTTAGTCACCTTAACTACGCCATTCTTAAAGTAAAGGTATGCCTCATCCCTTGTGTCCTCTACAAAATAGATAGACACCGAGTCAAGCATAGACAAGAAGTCTTCTCTAAAGAATCTAGTCTTATCGGCAAAGTAATTGTACACGCTTAAATCCTGGAAGTTATCAAGCACATGGTTTAATACAAAGTCCTTGATGTCATCCTCTGTACACATCTCAATTAGATTCTGATTGATGCGTACAAATATGAAGCCTTTGTTACCCTCAGGCACGTACTTACGATACCCATGGTTCTCTAAGAATGTCTTGAGTTCGTAGTGAATTAATGTCACCACACCCTTATCACTCTTAGTCCAGAATGTATTCTTACTTTGTTCCTCCTCGATTCTAGTTAGTACTGAATCAATAGTCCCGTCCTCAACCCCGGAGTTCTTCAATTGAGAACGGACATCCTTTTTTGATACACCACGGCTAAGTTGATTCTTTGCAAAGTCAACACGAGATGTATCCTCAAAGTACTTAGTAGCATACTTATCTGTATGTCGATACGCTGAGTCAATGATAGACTGAATTTCTTTGGTCGTAAAGTCCTCAGATGCAAATGCCATCATGCGATACATCGCTTCAGACTTAGACACACCATACTCATTGAACGCCATTGCTAACACGAATAGATTATTGTTGCGTGCACCTGACACGAAGCCAAACTTATTGTCCCACCATTTAGCCAAACGATTAATGATTTCGTTCTCATCATCGATAGGTATGGTTGGTCGCATATCTTTGGTCACGTGCTCAATCTCTGCATCATCTATCTTATTCCACTCGATAGAGTTGACATTGACAAAGATGGTCGGATCGTATGACTCATAGCACACACGTGACACATTCTTGGATGTCTTATCAAACTGCTCGCAGTTATAGTGTGCCTCTAATGCATTAAAGAAAGACTTGTGCTTATTAACGTCCTTTGGTATCTTAACTAATACCTTCAGGCCATTACCTGATGGGGATATAAAAACAGAGAACGTATAAGGGTCATTAGCCAACTCATCTTTCTTGGCTAGTATCTCATCATTGGATGGGAAGTTATCAAAGTCTAAGCAGATAAAACCGCTATGCTCCATAAGAGCCGAGTCTTCACGCTTAGAGAATGTACCTGAGAAACATATCGCAGGCAACTCTTGCTTGAGCTTGTTACGTAGCTCCTTATCTTTCTCCAATCTAATCTTACGAACTATGTCTTTGGACTTACCATCCTTAACTCTGGATAGTATAGCTAAGACATCCCGATAGAATGGGACAGACGTCTCTTTTATATTTGAGAATATAGTTACTTGCACGTCGTTTTTAGTTAAAGTTTACATTTGTACACGATTTTGTGTACAAAATGTTTTAAAGTTTACATTTATAACTTACTCATTTATAATAAGTTATATATTATATTCTTTATTTATGAACAAAGTGTACAAAATAAATAAGAAAAGAGAAAAAAATAATTCATGCCTAAGCTTAAAATATATATTCACCTAAGTCCCATCTATTTCGTACACTTGTACACAATGTTAGAATGGAAGGTCAATCTCCTCCACCGTAGGAGCAGGAGTAGGAGCAGG